TTTAAATGTAATCTCTTTTGTGACATTATTATGGCTACTCAATATTGCTAAGGTAGCGTCTGATTTAAACTTTTCACCCTTATTGATTATATTATGCATCCAATTAAACATTTCGATATAGTTTTCCATATCTTCTGTAATGTTAAATCTAATAGCTAAATCTCCAAACGCAATTCTGTCACCGGTCATAGCAAGGTTAGAACCTTTATATGGAACGGCAGCTTCAGATAGAGTTAAATCTGGCAGAGTGGCTGAGGTACAAAAGTATTCAACATTAGAATATTGCGTCGAATCAATTTTGAATTGAAACCCTGTAGGGCTTAAAAAGTTTTTATTTGAAGTAGTCATATATCTATTTATACGCCTTAAATGTATGAATTATAAAAATGCCATGCATAAAAAAAGGGCCCCGAAGGACCCTTTTAAACATGTTGCTTAGCTTAAGATTAAGCTGAGACCATGATACCGTCAACTCTAAAGATTCTAAAGTATGGGTTAGTTCTAGCTGTACCAACAGTTCCGTCAGTAGCTACGAATGGATTTGCAACCATACCGTAACGAGTCTTGAAACCAATCTTAGGCTGGAAGTCTTGCTCACCAATTGCTTTAACCATAGTTAAAGGAACATATGGGCAATAGAATACACCAGCGTCATATGGGTTAGTACCCTTATAACCAACAGTTACATAGTCAGCATTAGTACCAGCGGCGTATGGATCAACATATACCTTGAACTTACCGTTAAGAACACCAGCAAAAGTATTACCAGTATCATCAACATTCAAAGAAGTTGAAAGCGCAGGACTATAATCCAACATGCCAGAAGCAGCAAGTACTGAAGCAACGTCTGAAGAACAGATAACATAGTTACCTTTACCACGTCTAGTTTCTTTAGCAATTTGGTTAGCTTCTCTTTCGATTTGCATGATAAGACCTTTAGCCTTCTCTGCTAACCAACGACCATCTGAATCGGAATCTACATTGAAGATACCTTTGATAGCTACGTTAGCTTGTCTAGCACCTAGAATAGCAGAAGAGTTTACAGTACGAACGATCTCTCTGTTGATTTCCGCGAGGATTTCAGAAGAAAGAATGTTAGCAAGTTCAGCTTCAGCATCTAGACCGTGGACTGCTTTAAGATCTTGAGCAAGTTCCATAGTGTATTCAGCTTTAAGGGCTCTTGACTTAGCAGTAACAGTAGCTTTGTCAATTGAGAATGCCATTTCACCGAAGTTAGAACCACCACCGTCGCCAAGTGCTTCAGCAGCTGCAGTTGAAAGACCAACACCGTAAGTTGAAGTGATATCTGCAACAGCAGTATCAAGGATAGAGCTATCAGAATCAGCATCAGTAGAAGCTTCTAGACCAGAAGGTCCAACTTCTTGAGCGCCAGTACCAGAGAAGCCAGTGTTAGCTTCATTATGTAGAGCTTCAGTACCGCCCTGAGTAGTATACTTAGACTTCATTGCAAAGATAAGACCAGTAGGTCCAGTCATTGGCTGAACGCCAGCGATATCATAAGCGATGAGGTTAGGCATTGCACGTCTTACTAGAGAGATCAATACGGGATCGAATCCCTTGACCGCACCAGCAGTAGTGCCCAATCCAGCACCAACTACGTTAGCTGCTGCTTCGCCAAGGAAATTTCCCTGGACAGATTGCGCATCTTCACGAGCTGCCATTTCTTGGTTCTCCAACAAACGAGCTGTAACAGCTGCTTTATGTTGGTCATTAATTTTTGGAAGATCTGTATGGCCTAGAACCGGTGACCATTTTTCCATTAAGTTTGAGTCTGCGTTAAACATTTTTTATTTCCCCTATAGACTATTGATTAAATTTTGAGATAGCTTGAGTATATCTAGCCATAACATCGCCAATTTCGGCAGGTGCTTCGTCGGTACCAACTAACATTTGAGCGTCATCCACTGATTCAGTAACTTCACCTTTGAAGTATGACTCTTTAACAACTTTAACTTTCATTTCGAAAGTTTCGGCAGTATCAAAATCAATATCTTCAACTAAAGAACTTAGCTTTTCAGCTTCAGTCAATGCCAACCCAGAAGATGCTTCTCTAACAATCTCAGTTCTTTGCAATTTCTGCACAGCTTCGGTCATTTGAATATTATCTTCGGTTGATTTGTTCAAAGCTTCTTCTAGCTCAGCAACTGATGCAGACAATTCGTCTACCAAGTCAACCTTACCTTCAGGAACTTCAATATAGTGCTCTTTAAACACTGATTGTAAAGAAACCATAAAGTCTTCTGCAATCTCAGTCCTAAGACCTTCGGTTACAGTTACTTCATTCTCTTCCATCCAGTTAGAAACTACATAGTTAAGGTAAGAATCTACCTTCTCTACTAGCTCTGACTTGATTTCAGTAACTTCTTCTTCGAGGTTTTGAACGTACTCTGATTCCAATCTAGCAATTTCAACACTAACTTTCGACTTCAAAGCAGCTTCAAAAATGATTCCGGCTTTCGCTTGGAAACCATCTGATAAAGTAGCTTCTTCAGCAACCAATCCGTCTAAGTCTTCCTTATAGTCAATATGGCTAACGTCAACTTCGGCGTCTTCCTTATAAACTTTTGGAGCTTCAACATCTGGAGCTGTGATAGTTTTGTATACTGCTGCATAGATCTTCTGTGCACTGTCCTTTTTTGCGCCTTTCAACATATCGTTTACTGATGCCATAATGGCAGCTTTAGTTTTTGGCATTTCTACGACTTCATCTTCGTCCTCTTCATCATCGGACTCGTCTTCGTCGTCTTCATCACCATCTTCTTTAGCAACCTTAGCTTCTTCGAGATCTTCCTCGCTTTCAACTTGTTGGTCTTCAACGAGCTCAGTTTCAAGCTCTTCAGTTTCTGATACGTCTTCGACTATTTCGTTTTCTAATGTCTCTGACATAATTTTATTCTCCTATTAAGAATTTACAAGTTTCGAGAGGAAATTCTTAAAAGCTTTAATCTCAATATCCGCAGAGCGCATACCTCGAGCTTCTTTTATTTCAGTCTCAATTTTCTCAATTTCTTGTGCGCATAGGATACCATTATTCCATACCCAATCTACACCTTCCATAACTCCATTGACAAAAGCCTCTGGAGCGGAAGGGTCTTGGACTATATCGATAGTGGATAACATAAAGTCATCCTTCACATACATAGTACCATTCTTTTGCACAAGACTACCCATACCACGACTTGATACACCAAGTTTAACTCCACCTTCTAACAAACCGGTTACGATATTGCCCATTGGGGTGTTAAGGATTGATGCTTTTCCTATAACATTACTTCCTTCAAAACGAAGTTCAGTAATCTTATGTGAAACTTTATCTAAGTTAATGGTCGGACCTTCAGGGTGGTTTAATTCCCCAACAGCTCGACCAGTACTTACTTGTTCTGTTACATATTTATTAACGGCAGCTTCTAATATACTTTTCTCGTATATTCTACCATTTCTGTTTTTTGCGTCGGCTTGCATAAACACGCCTTCGATAACCATGCTCTTCTTTCCGCCAACCTTTTCGGTTATGACGGTAAGATCGCTGTCATGGTATTCTGCGATCATCTTCATATCGCTTCTCCTATTACTCTTCTTCTTGAGAAGATTTTCTAGTAATTAAACTAGAGGCTACATTAATTTTTTCAGCTTCTAAAGCTGCCGACATCTTATCAGCCATAAGGCTATTAAATACCTTACCAGCTTCTACGTTGTTGCCGTCTTTAACGTTATCAATTAAACTTTCAATGCTCATTTTATTTGTTCCCTTGTATATTATTTATAATAATTTAGATGTCAAGATCGTCATCATCTTCAATTTCACCAGATTTTTTCTCTGCTTCAATTTGTTTTTGGATCTCTTTTTGCTCATCTTCAGATTGCTTCAAAATGTTTGTACGAATCCATTGATGGGAAACATATTTACCAACATATTCATCCATTTGACTAAGCATTTCAAACCGTTGCTGAGTCATTTCAGTTTCTTTCAGCTCAGCAAAGTGGTTGTCTTCAATAAAGTCAAAGGCAATGTCTTCTTTCATTTTATGCCAATCTGAATCAGTTATAATACCTTTAAGTAATAACTGAGTTTTTAGCAATTGTAAAAACAGATCAGAAAATCTGTTTCTTAATCTATCAATAAACTTCTTAAACTTAACTTCGTCTCTTGTAATCTCTGTAGATCTACCTAAAGTAAACGTTGATTCTTGCTCTAAACGGTTAACTGGAACGTTGAGCGATCTGTAAAGTTTCTTTTGGAAGTAGATGATATCATCGATTTGCCCAAGATTTTCTCCTCCTGGGAGGGTCGAAATTTCTGTGCCCCTGCCACCTTCTCTACGCGGTAAGAAGAAGTCTT